TTCTTAACACAATAATCGCAATCAAGATGAGCCTCACCAATGTTTCTCAAGAAGTAGATAACAAGATTAGCAGTAGAAAAATAAACAAAGAATTAAAAAGCAAAATAGATGAGAAACTTAATGAGGACATCATGGAACTAGACGTCGTTAGTAGGGTCCGAGCAAATAGATTGGCGAGTATAAGAGAAAGGGGTATACTCAAGGATGATCAAGTATTTGCCAATAAGAGATCACATGTTATAATGACGCTGCTCGAATTGTTTAAGTCGATGGGTCATGCGAATGATCGACCGCCGGATTTTATAAGTAATATGATCAAGCTTTGGCCGAGTTTTAAAGTTGTGTATTGTCAACTATTCAAGAAGAATCAGATCACTGGCGTTAGGGAAATACATATTTTGGATATCGTCAGTCGACTTTTCACTAAGATCAGAGAGAACATTGCCAGGAGGATTTGTGAAGGTGATGTAAGAGAAATGCTAACAAGTGGAAAGAAAAAGATTGCATTTATCAAGACAAGAATGAAGAGGTCTATAACTCAGGCACCAGCTGGTGTTAAACCCTGGGTTTATCATTATTCCGAAGATATGACAAGGTGGGCTCAGCAATTCATCATACCATCTTTCAACTTAACACTTTCGCCTTTCTGTCTCGAATTCGGTGAGATATATGCATGGAACACGCAGATTCTATCAAGATTTATGAAGAAGAAGATCGAGCTGCCATCTGGCTTACTCACAGAATTTTTCGCAGATCCACTGAAGAGATACAAAGACCATATAGGAGATTTGCAGAACCTAAAGGATGAGACAATTCGCAAACAGGAGGCAGGAGAACCATTTGGTGTTATTGAGAATAGGGTCGGCATGTGGATGGGCATATTGCACTACACATCATCCCATTACCATCTGTGTCTTATAAGTTTTATGGAGAATTTGTTCAGACGATCGTTGGTGATTAAGTTTGGTCAATCCGCGTTATCTAAGGTTGTCACCAATTCTTGTGTCTCATCTGATGATCGATATCGTTTGCTCGTCATATATAGCAATGATTCGCAGTTCGCCAAAAAGGTGCTCGAGCTATATAATGAATGCGGTCGTATAACAAACCGACTGTTCAATGTTAAACTGTCGAACAAGTCCGCCACGGGTCCAGTGGTTGGTGAGTTCAACTCAGTTTTCTTCACGTACGAGAGCTACCTGCCAGCGACATTGAAATTTGCGGTCCAAGCAGTCAATCATTATTCGACTGACTCGCCTGACAGCTACATAAAGCAATCATTCGATAGTGTTCGATCTGCCTTCGAACATGGTCTATCTGTCACCGGCTGTATGATTGCACATGTGTTGAATGCCAGGAAATTCTACTGGATATTCCAAACTGGAGCCGGCCAGATCAATGATCTCAGGAAGCACTTTGAGTGGCCAACCATGATACCTTATCAACTTGGTTTGTATCCCTTCTTTTGCCCCAGCATGATGGTGTTCGTTGGCCCGGAGATGCACAATTATTTCAATGTTGCCATGGCTATACCCAGCAAGCTATCCACTATGGCAGATATTGTGAGGTTATATTCCAGCGTCTACACGTTCACTTCCGTTAGTGACAAC